TGGTTCCGTAAGGTGCGATGAAATCCTCACCTCTTACATGTCGTGAGACATTCGTATCGGACAGTGAATCGTGATACACCTTTTTGAATTGGGATCCTTCGAGTGCCAACATGAATAGCATGGCATCTGTTTCAGGATAGTAGTCCTGATTTTTGATCATCAGGTCGTAGTTCATGTAGTCTTTTACACGAATACTTTGCTGCTCGACTTCCTCATTCTTTTCACCAAGTACAATCGTCTTAACCGGGCCTCCGGGTGGAACTAACTCAGTGATTGCTCGCGCCTGAAATTGCACCAGTGCTTCTGCTAGTAATGGAAGGTTACAGTTGCGTACCATTTTGTAGCTGTCTTCTTTTGTTGGATCTGTATCAGGATCATCTACTATGCCTACTAACTGCATTCCACCTGCAAGCTTCTCGTACCAATCGGATCTCGCTACAATATCAGCGTCAACCCACTGCTTAATGTCGTAAGAGATTTTACTCAGCTCTGACTCTTCCATGTCTTCAGCTAGGTTCCTACCGAACTCATCTGGCTGGTCGAACTCTTCTAATGTATCGTCAATTTCTGTCAGCTCACCGTCTTCACCAATATCGAACGACATGCTGCTGACTACTTCAGGTTCACCAACTTCAATTTCCATTGATTCAAGTAATGGAGTGGTATCGTCTTGTAATTCTAAATCGTTTGGTAGCACACCTCTTCTCATGACTAGCTCCCTGAATTAATGTTCCGTTCTATTTCCGTCAACGAAGTTACCAGTAATAGGTACTGTGATCTGCTCGAATATTTTAACGGTCACTGTCCACTTCAAAGGATCACTTCCTTCCAAGTTACAAGTGACAACTGCTTCACCGTGAGCATGTGGAATAACTTCATCTGTAGTTTGTTTGCGAAGCACTGCGAGTGAATGATCATCCATACAGACTTCTGAACTGACTGGTTGATTCATAGCCTTCATCATCTTCATCCTCATCCTCTGGATCCTCGGTTGTCTGTAGATGGAACATTTTTCTTAGATAGTTCCACGCATGTACACAAGTATCAGCAGTATCATTTCCGGGCATCCCTTTAATGAATGTTGCTCTTGCACATTTCTCAATTACTATCTCCGCCCATCTTCTGTCCATGTAGTAAATACATCCATCTTCCAACACGACTGATGCAACATGAGCGCGAGCTAGTTTTGACTTGTCAGCCTTGATCGCAACAACTGGTATTCCAGCCTTTCGTAACTCTTGTAACAACGAATGACCTGATGCTTTTTTCTCTATCCCGACTTTATCAGGTTTTAGGTCGTAATAGTGTCTTTTTGCCTCTCTTCTTAATTTCGGAAATTCTACTTTATCTTCCCACGCATCTATCAACATACAACAGTATCTTCCACCCTTCGGTTTCTTGTACCAAGTAGTTTTCTCATCTTGCATGTCTACTGGAACCATTGTCTCTTCATTCCAGAACACTCCCCAATCAGTTCGTGCAGATGAATCGTTCTCTTCCTTCTCTTCAAATGCAGTATCGTACATCGTTAGTATGTACTCGAATGCTGGTGGAGAAGTCTTGTGCCACATTCTCCAATGACTTGCTTTAAGTATTCCGCCTTCGTCTTCTCGTGGCTTCTGTTGATAGAGTGAGTTCCAGTTGCGTGTTCCCTGCGTTCTTCGCTCTTGTGTAAGCATCTCCATCGTGAACCATTCTTTCCACAAGATCTCGTGCATCTTCCGACCAACTGGATCGTATTCTTTTTCTTCGCTAGTTTCGATGATGGCAACGAATGAAAGTACATACCACCACTCACCATCTCTCGCTTTGATCCATCCTGATTTTCCGTTCCAGTTCTTCGGCAGTATTCGACCAGCAGGATCGTCTTCATTCCATCGAGTCGTGATGTAAACCATCGCTGCGTTTGGTTTCATACGTGGTCGCACATCACTCAGATACCATTCCCATGTTGTCTTACGAACAGCAGGAGAGTCTGCATCTTTTTGTCCACGAATCAAATCATCCATCACTACCAAGTTTGCTCTACGACCTGCGAATGGAGTAACACCAACAGCTTTGTATTCGCCACCATCTCCCATTGTCCACTGACCTGCTGCGCGAGAGTCTCTCGACACTCCGTTGCTGAATACTTTCCCATGCGTTTGTGATGTCACTGCGTTCCGGCACTTGCGACCAAAACGATCTGCTAGTTCCTGCGTTTGAGATCCACCGATCACATCATGTGTTGGGTGTCTTCCGAGATACCATGCAGGAAAGATTATTGATGCGTAGGTAGACTTCGCACTTCCCGGCGGTGCAAGAATCATCAGTCGTTTTAGTACACGACCATTCAACATCTCTCTCGATTCGAGCTGCTCTAACTTCTCAATTATTTTTCTGTGATGTGATGCTGGAATATACTTCTTTGCTACTGATGGAGTTGTCTTACCTTTTGCTAATGATAGGTTAACTCTTGCTTGATGTTCTTTCTGTTTCTGAGATAACTTCTGAGGCTTCGTTTGTAACGGGAGCGGATCATCCTTCTCCACCTCCGATGGTATAAGCAGCCCTGCATAGACAGCCAGCTTCTCTCGTGCCAAGGAATATTCAATACCATTGACATGTTCCGACAGATTCTCTAGTTGATCTCGACTTAGATTCATTAGGAGAATTATACTTCATTAAGAGAATTTCCGATGTACGCTGTGATGCTCACGATACCAGTCTCTAACGACTTGCATTAAGACACTTGAAGTTCCTACATGTTTAAAGTTTGGATGTGCTTCCATGTAAGCATCGATCATGATCTGCTGCGACTCTGATGGTTCAACTGTTCCATCTTCTGCAATGTTGTTATTCATATTTTCTTCATCTCATATTCATCACCAGTGAACAACTCCCATCCAATCGGTATTGGTTCATTCTCTGGAACTATTACCAGCGTACCAACTGCTAGGTTAGTCTTGTGATCTTTTGTTGACTGAAGGATCTTTGTTGCTGCATGTCTTTCTATAATTCCGCTCATCGCTTACCTGTTCCATTTAGTATTACGTGAGGAACATCTTCCCACTTCGGCTTATCGATCTTCTCAGTGATGTATCCCATCACCTGAAGCTGCTCATAGTTTTCATCCGTCACACCAAATCCTCTAGCTGGTCTTGTCTTCGTTACTGTTCGTAACTGACTCATATTCTCTCCTTATGATTGTTTCAATTGCTCCTGCGAATTTATGAATGAATGCAGTGCCATCTCCTGATGCTCCGTTGTCTGCAATTACGATCCTTGTTTTGCCACTAAACTCAAATACTCTTGCTCCGCATATCTGAGCTATATTTATTACTTCGTTCATTAACATTAGACCTTTCTCCTTTCTCCGCCTTTCCTGAGTTCGAGTAAAGGTTGTATCACTTTTGCAGCCCTTCTGTCCAATGACTTTCTGCGACCTGCAAAGTGGATCATTGCTGCACAGTAAGCAATCCCCATCATGTGTGTTCGATCGTCTATATACTCACCAGCTTTGTTCTTCTGAAGATCGATCATCTTCCTGCCATTGTCCATCATGAATTGTTCAAAGAACAGATTGTTCAATTCCTTCTCCTGTCTTTAGTTGCTCTATTCCTTAATGTGCTTCTTTTGTTTCCAAACTTCAGATATTCACTAGACTTCGGATGATGTATTGAATCTCTACGATCTTTCTGTCTTCGATCCTTGATTCTATTTCTTCTGTTTCTCCATCGCATCTCTTGTTTGGTTAGTGCCATAAACACCTGACCAAGATCTTCTCTAAAGATGGATCTAATATCGTTCAGTTCACTCTTGTTCATCGATCATCACTCCTTCTACCAGCAGTACCAAACCTTCGATGCCTTGCTCTTGTTCCAGCGCGTTCGTAACTCACACCATGTCTTTTTAGTGGTCTGATGTTCTTCTCTCTGCGTTCTTGGTTCTCTCTGCGAACATTACCTCTCATCACGAACGGTCTATCGAAAACAGGACTCCGTTTGTATCGATCTTCATCGGTTTCTGAAACACGTTCAATAGTTTCTGGCACTTGTTCAGTTTCGTTAAATATGTTTTGGATGGTTGATATATCAGA